ATTTCAAAATAAGTTTTGCCATCCTGTGTGGCCATGTAAGGTAAGAATATTTCTTCCAATTTGACCATCTCTGTTTGGAGCATTGCTAATTGAGCAGCTACCCAGTCATGGATATTTTTCCAACCTGTACGATATGGTTGCATCTCATCTTTATAGTAGACCTCATCCTTTTCGAACACTCTCTTTATTTTTTCGATACGAACTGGTAATTGAATGGGCAATCTTCCCTTTGGTGTTTCTACTACAAACATAATTCCGACAGCTTTGCCGTTATCATCATAATCAAAAGCTATTTGTCTGGCTCCAGCTGATACCAACATCTTCTGAATCCCGTCGAAGATTCTGTTTATTGGCATTGATGATGTGTAATTCTTTAGTGGCATATTATTTCTTTCTTTTACCTTCTCGGCTACCTCCAGGCTTGCCTTTTCCTCCTCCACTACCATCTCTGGCTGGTCCTGTTGGTGGGCATGGTTTTTTGTTTTTAGCCATATTTATCTCCTTTAAATTATTAATTTCCATATCTCAACCCTCTGCTGCAATCAGTAGGGCTGAGGATAGAAACTACTCTCTAGTAACGTCTACGTTTACCCAAGCATAACCTGGAGTCATATCTAAAGGAGTTTTTACACTTCCTTTAATACATTTCTTTGAACCTTTTAATAAATTGAAATTCAGTAAAGTATTCCAAGAAAAATCCACGGTCTCAGTTAAATTAGTAAGAGAAACTCTCTCAAGATTACTAGAGTTTTTTACTAATACTCCTACCTTTTGAATGCCATTACCTGCTTCATCGGCATTATGGACACAGAAACTAAAATCATATGTTTGATTAGGATACATAACATCAGGCAAATCTCCTGCTTCAGTGTATTCTACTCCTGAAGTCATGGTAATAGGTTCAGTAACTATTGTATTCATTCTGTGACTAAGAACCAAATAAGCAGCATAAACTGTTCCAACACATAGTAATAATCCTACCAATCCCATACTCATACTTTTCATTATTTTCTTCATTTTTTATTCACCACCCTTCATTTTCTCGTTAATCATTTTTCTTATAACCCAAGACATGTTTTTATCTGCCAAATATGCTTGTTTTCTCACATACTCCCTTTGTTCAAAAGTTAGTGTACTGTTCATTCTTATCAATTTGCTTTTTTTCATCTTCTTGCTGCTGGTTGAGCATCATCCTTAATTAATTTCTTAAACGCTTTGAGCATTTGTTCTGCCCTGCTTTCAGGGGTTAATCTTTTAGCAAATTTCTGAGCTTCTTTACCGTATTTTTCTCTGAGCTTAGGCTCATTAATCATCTTAAGCATGGCATCTTTTAAGTCATCTGGGTGACACATGTAATACCTAGAACCATCTGTGTTGTAAGCGTAAGTTCTTGGTTTAACTAATATTCCTCTGCCTTTGACAACCTCATGGACCGCCGAGTGGTCAACGCCAATGGAGGGTATCCCAGAGATACCAGCTTCAATAAACGGCAGTCCGAACCCCTCACCCCATGAGGCGAGGATGTTCACATCAGCGAGGTTGTACTGGATGTTGAGAGTTTTGTCGTCTATCGGTCCACCCTGCATACTTCTGGGAAGCAGTACGTGACCAGCTAGGTCGAGCTCCTCAACAAACCTATCCAGCTCATAACCATCTAGATTACCTACATCCGTTTTCGCACGCAGTATTCCAGATGACAATATAAGGGCTGTATTCGGAACTCGATTAACGACCTGTTTGAAAGCATCAAGCAACACAGGCACGTTCTTTCTTTGCTGTCCTCTCGCATTGCAAATGAAGACATTAAAATCTTTGAGCTTAAACTCTTCTTTCAATTTCTCCTTATCTAGTTGTTTGAAATTCTTTGGGTCAACCGCTGGGTAGACCACTTCCCCCATTAATGAGGGAACTTTACTCTTAACTTCAATTGCAGCATGGTGGGCGAAGAAGAAACAATAGTGCATCCATTTAAGTGATTCCCGACAATAAAAGTCTAGTGGGTCACTGTCTAGCGTACCCCAGTGCACCCATTTCCATGGGCCTGGGTGAGCTAGGCTGAATGAAATCTTTGGAAGCATCCAGAAATCCTGGACTGTTAAAACAATATCTGGTTTGAACTCGTCTAGAGCAAAGTGGAGAACCTCTCTAGCATAGCGGTCTTTTACATCTGGTGTCTTAGTGTGATAAATATATCTGTCTTCATCAATTGGGTACCCGTTAAAGTCTAGGGCAACCTGCCTAACCTCATTCTTTCCACCCTCCTCTAGGTGAGTCCAAATATCATTTATGTTCCTGGCATAGCCTGACTTCCACTTATAATAATCTCCGTATATTAATATTTTCATTTATCCTCCCATTCTGGGTACTTAGGTAAGTCTACACCTTTTACCCCAACTGTTAAAATGTCTCTTAGTGGTACCTTGTAGGCTTTACCATTGGTAGTTAAGACAATTTTTTTGTATTTACCAAACTGCATTTCAAGGTCTTTAAGCATTTGTTGACCTTGGGCTGTTTCCCATTTTTGTTTGATGTTCACATTTCTCCTTTTTCTTTTTTTACCTGAGCGCCTTCCCAACACTTAGGGTTATCGTTACAGTATTTAGTATTGATAGTTGCGTTTGGAAAATCTTTCATTGGATAACTCAAAACACTGATTCTTTTATCAGGTCTTTCTTCTCTACAAATTTGACATATCCAAGTTGTTACAATCACTTTTTTCCCTCCTTCTTTAACGTCTTTCTAATTGCCTTGCGCTCCTTTTTGCCTAAAGAGCGATACTTGATACAAATTTTCTTCTTTTCCCCTTTCTTAAAACAACTTTCACACCAATGTTCTATCCCCTCAGCGGTAATTACTTTAATTGTGGCCTTCCCCTGTACGTTCTGCATTCCCATTGGTTCCAGACACTGAGGACAATGCCCTCGTTTGACAACAACAGTGTTCTTTACCGACTGTTCAAACCCGACGGTTTGGGTTCTATCTTCTCCCACTGGTAGCTTTTTAGCTGTCTGCAAATCTATTGACATATTATTGTTGGCTCCTTGCTATATCTTTTATGTCCCAGGTATAAGGTGGTCTGTTCCTAATAGTAGGGTCAACCATCTCTGGGCGTTTAACTACTTTGTGAACTAATCCTAGTCTTAAAGCCTCTTCTATGGAGAACCATTTATCCTTACCACTATCAAATAGCTCGAGCCAATATCCTGGTGTGGTTTTACCCCCCGTTTGGTATGAAAAGAAGTTGGCCATCTTTGATTTGATGCTTTTAATATAGTCCACCTGTCTCCCAATTTCAGAGTTTTTATTTCCTATCATTGTAGAAACATCGTGCATCATCAAACAAGTGTGTTCGTGAGCAATTCTTTCTTTACCTCCCATAAAAAGAATAAATCCACCAGAAACAGCATCGGCTAAAGCGATGGTCTTTACATGACAGCTAATAGTGCCCATTATATCAGTGGCCACTATAGACTCGAAAAGGTTTCCACCTCTTGAATTGACAACAATTGCCATAGGAGCGTGTGCAGATTCTTCTTGAAGTCGGATAATGTTAGTGTAGAGGGTTTCAACTAAAGCATTGGTAATTGGACCATTAATCCAAATCTCACGCTTTTTAAGTCTATCTCTAAAAGCGTCTATCTTTAATTTTTGTAACCCGTTAACTTGTTTTTGTGGGTCCATCTTGATTATTCTCCTTTAATAATTTTCTTATATTCTTTGCTAACTTTTTGTTGTTGGTTTCAAGGGTTTTTATTGTTTTGCCCTGTTCGACAATCACGGCGCTGATTGACTTCTGGTTGTTAATAACAGCCAGGATTAAATCGGCAACTTGCTTAAAATTCTTCTGAGCAGCAGCGTTATGTTGGCCTATTGGTAACGGTGCCCCTGGGTCACCGCTCGCTGGTGCTGGCAACTCTATATTTAATAGCGGCCCCTGCTGTTCGCTACCTTTATCCGCTGTTGGCGGACCTTTTTTATTTGGTACTGGCGTCTGTTTTATTGTCATAATTTGGTTCCAGTCTAAGCATAGTATTCATGCTTGACACGGTATAAGTAGTTCTGTCAATCCCCACTCCTTTATCAATTCCTATATAAGGTGGTGTTGTCGGTTCCCACTTTGGAGTAACTGGCTCCCAATCCTTAGGATTGTATGGTGCTGGCATCCTATTTGGGTCGGGTTTAGGTTGTTTATCTAACTCTTTAAGGATGTCAGATATGTCTGGGCTCTTCTTTTCCAGCTCTCCTTGTTCCAGCTTTTCATTGCACTCTTCGCATAGGTATTTAACTTTCTTTTTATTTGTCAAAATAACTGCGTCCTCGAATTTCATCTTCAGTCCGCAACTTACACATTTAACTTCTCTGTTCTGGCCAATGCCAAGTTTCTCTGCTATTTTTTCTAGTTCTTTTAATCTGTCTACTTGTTTTTCCATCTTCTTGGTCTCTTGGGCATCTTTACGCCTTTTTCGACGCAGGTGGTGCACATATAATAAATAAGTTTTTTCATAGTGGCAGGAATTATCTTCTTACTACCATCAGGCAACGTAATAATTCTTCCATCTTTTACGGGAATAAGCTGCATTTGCTTTATGCCCTTTACGGTTTGCATACCGCAGAAACTACACTTGACGGTTGGAAGAGCAATCTCTTCTACGTCGTCAATCTTTTTTTCCTTCGGTAGGATTATTTTTGGGTTCATCATTTTTCACAGGTTTAACTGGCTTGACGTCTTTGCCAAATGGAGTCGTTACTGGCTCCTCTGGTATCCTCTCTAGATACCACACCAATACATAATTACGATTACCTATTGAATAGGCATTTCTACCATTAAGAAATCGCTTCGCATTGTCTATGGAAGCTAGAAAGACGTTCACTTCACCGTCGAACGCTTCAGTTTGTTTGGGTGTGGGATTTTCAGGTGATACGAAGGATTTCACCTGCATATTGGCTCTGACTGTCTTCTGACCTGTATTAGGGATATTACCGTTAGACATACTTTACCTCCTTACTAAACCTTAAACTTTTACTAGATACATTATACCATTTTTCAAGGTTTTTTTCAATTAATAATTTATTTATTCTCTTTATCTTCATCATTTATCTTATCATCACCTTCAGGGCTATGCTCGCCTGGTGTGGCGGGTTTCTTAGGGTCACCCTGGTCAGGTTTTTCGGCATCTGGATTTCTCCCGATAGCTTTCTCTACTTCAATTAAAGCGTCATTCTTAGAGCTAAGCAAGTAATGCTTATTAGCCCATGGCTTATCGATTGGTAGTAGACCCATCGCCATTCTTGCTTCATTGAATGAGTATAGAGCTTTGCTCCATCCCATCATGAAGTCTCTGCGTGAGGCTTCTGATTCTTCTAGTCCAGCTGATTTGAAATCAATTCTCCAACCCTCTATGTGTAATCCGTCTTTAATAATTTCCCTAGTTATCTTTTGTGAGAGAAACTTTCTTAGTTGGAAAACATTGGTTAAGTAAAATGAGCGCCTTGCTTCTGCAGCTGTGGCACGGTTGGTTCCTTCTGGGAATCCGATTAGGAGTAATGGAACCCCATATTGACCTGCAACCTCTCTTATACCGAATTTTAGGAGCTCTAGATAGGCCATTTCTGCTGGGGTGATACCCAATGTCTCTGCTTTGGCTCCCTTAAACGATACTAAGGTTTTACCTGCGTTATGTGGACCTTGGTAGTTCTTTTCCCACCATGCGGATACGGCCTCGGCATCAGCTTCTGTTGAGTCCTCTGGGAGTATCAATTGCAAAGGTGGACGACCACCGTTCCTGAGAATGTTAATGTTAAAAGTAATTGACCTCAGCAATAGCTGAAGTGTTGCCATGTTATCTTCCAAAACTGCTCGACCATAAAGGTCTGCTTTTCTGTTTGGCCTGCGTGCATGGAATATTTCATCCAATGAATAGGTTACTGATTTGTTCTGGTCTGTTTTTCTTAGATACCCAATCTTCTCTAGTATGCCTTTCTTTTTCTTAGCTGCGTCAACTAGAATAAGCATCTTAGTTGGGTCTAGATTATAAAGGGCAGCCACTTCCATTTTCTTTTTCTTCCTTTTGGCAGTGCCCTTGGTAGGTACTTTCTCCCAATAGAAGTTTCCATAAGCTAAAAAGTTTTCAAGAGAAACAGCCATTAAAGTTTCAATAGTATCGTCTGGGTTAGGCATATCAAAGAACTTAATTAGTTTCTTGAGGTCGCTCTTTTTACCTTTAGTACCTTCCTCTGGTTTAATAACGTATCCTCCGCCTATCACTGCCGATGAAATACGAGAGGCGCTTTGAATGGAACCTGGGGAATCACTAAATAAAGTGGTGAGGGTACTGTAGTTCTTGCCTGACTCATACTTATTAGCGTTGAATTTCTCTTGTCCGTAGTTGCCAGTAGATGACACGTATTGTCTGGCCTTACCAAACTTTCTATCAATAGCCTTAACTGTATCAACAGCCCAATCCTTCTTGGCTGCAGTCAATGCTTCGTTCACTGCTGTGGTTACTTCTTTGTTGTATTTAGTTTTAGCAGTTTGCTCCGCACCTGCTTCAACAGACTTCTTTGCACTCGAAACAGCAGCTTTTACTTGGTCCGAACCTAGTATGGTTTTTTCAAGAATTTTTGGAATTTTCATAGCTATTTCTTATTTTTAACAGTTTTTCTTAATAAAAACAAGCTTTCTTTTAAAATTTCTATTTTAGTATAACATATTATGCACCTAAAAATCCTCTGCCTGGAGTTCCTTGTGCTGCGTGATAGCAAACACCAGCTACAGCGTCGCCTACATCCTTGCGTCCTTGTCTTGGGTGGTCAATCTTCATACCCTTAATTTCCTCCAATTGTTTGAGCTCCTGGGACAATGGCTTGTAGTAGTAATAGCCCAATCTGTTATCCAGAATAGCAGCCTTTAATGTGTAGTAGGCTTCTGGGTTTCTGTCAACCGAGAATGTCTCGGCGTTGAATCCTGCAGAGTTAAGCATTTGAATACTATCTACTGATTGCCAACCGTCAAAAGTAATTTTGTGAATGTTATATCCAATATCTCGGAGCTTGTAGATGAGTTGTCTAATTTCTTCAAACTTAATCTCACGCTTGACTCCTGCTTCAATCCTTTGCATGTAATCAATTTTAATCTTAGGTCGCTTCTCTATTTTGCCTTCAGTGCTTCTAACTTCAATCCAGCCATCGAATTTACCCATGGCAAATCCTGCAGCGTCACCTTTACCTTCTCTGTTAAGACCAAGGTCAACATGAATAAAGCGCTTATCTGAATCGTAATCTGCCTGGCTTGACCTATTGTGGAACCAGTCATGAAAGTCTCCAGTTTTAGGATTGATAGGATGCTTCCTGTTGTAATCAGCATTGGCATCAATAACGTCTGGCGCAGCAAAGAAGCTTTGAATAGCTTGTGAGGGTTGGGCACCGTAGTCCCGCATGGCTTTCTCGGGATTTTGCTTAAACTCGTCCTCGTATTCCACGGGGACTAGGGTTCCTTTAAAAGTGGGAAGATAGTCGCCTAAATCAAACTTTTTACCAGAGAACATCTCTGGGGGCATTGCCTCCCAAAGCGGTGTTCTTCTCTTAAACACTTTTGGGTTACTCTCTTCTTCTTCCCATTTTTTCTCAGCAAAGTCATACACGTAACGAGGTGACGTGATAATAAAAACCTTACCTTTAGACAAAAAGCGGGAACGAATACGTTTCTTAATCTGGTTATACGACTCCTCGGCATAGTCTTTTTCTTTGGTCAAGACATGGAAGGACGCCTCATCGATAACTGCTCCGAAAATGTTGTATCCCAGCGGAGATTCCTCATTGGAACCCAGAGGTAAAATGTAAAGATTCTTAGGAAATCTAAGTAAAGATTTGACCCTTGGATTCTGCGGGAAGAAATTTTGAAACCATTGGTTGTTGTCAACACGGTTTTTAATTTCACTAAAAACAACGTCCTTAGCTTGTGAGAAGGACGTAGAGATATTAATGAAGGCAATCTTCGTGCCTTTAGCGAAATTAAAATAACGTTGAGGGTCTTTCAAACAGAGGAGGCGATAGATAATATAGACAATCGCCATTGAAGATACATAAGATTTACCAGAGCCAATACCAGCAATGTACAAGGCTTCTTCGTACTTGCCTAGGTTCTCAAACTCTTCAAATGTTTTACCGCTATCAAAAATGTCTATGAGCAACTGCTTGTTGTGTGGCCTGGGTGCGTCCTGTTCACTTACGAAGTTCTGATTTTCCAGAAACTCCTTCATCATCACTGGACGATGCTCGTACTTTGGATTTGTTATCAGGAACTCCATCGCTTCCAGGTCTTTCATCGAAGCGTCGTTCACGAACTTTTCTAATTGCGCCGAGAATAATAGATTTGTCATCTTCGTTTAGTTTACCAATGTCTGCAGAAAGCAGGGCTATTTTTGCTTCTGCATTCAAATTAATATTAAGATTTTCAGGAGTTCTTACTCCCTCAACCTCCATGAGTTTATGTACTACGTTAAGAGCCGTATTCAAGAAACTGTTTTTAACAGCGCCTTTGGCATCTGCATAGTTAGAGACAGCTTGATTGTATAGATAGTTGAGTTTATCAATAAGCTCTCCCCTTTTCACAATCATGTCATCATCAGCTGACAGCAACTCTGCCCTGATATACTGCATGTCTCTGATAACTGTGCCCTCCGAACAGGAAACATCAATTACTTTCTGGTCTTCACCTTCCCCTATTTTGACACCCTTTTCTAGAACTAAGGCTATTTGGGTTATATTGTACCCCATCTGCATCAACTCACGGACTTTGACACGACGAAGAGCCACCTTATCCAGGTGCTTAAAATCTACCTTAGCTGCCACAGCAGTAATATCTGCTGGACTAGGTAACAACGAGCTTATTGTTGGACTACTTGGTTTTGCCATCTTTAGGTTTTTTCCCAATTTGTTCGGCATCTTCCTCAGTCATTTTATTCTGAGCTAGGAGCCTTCTATTTACTGTTCTGGTTGCTTCCAATATTTCTGGGGCTACTCCATTGTCCCTACACCAGGTAAGCAACGTGTTCATGTCCTTTGGAAAACATCCACCGCCGTACCCACGGAAGCCTCCGTGGAATACATTCCAGTACATCCTACCCATTGGTGAGCCGACCCACTTAGAAGCAATTGCTGCTTTTTTAACAGTCTCGAAATCTGCATTAGCTGCTTCACATACATCATAAAAGAAATTAGCGAAGATAACCATTAAGGCGCCATGGAAATTATTTACATATTTGGCTATCTCTGCTTCTTCGGCCTTCATGATTGCGCCGTATGGACTTATCGGAAGCATGTTCAAGACTTTAGTGGCATGTCTGTAGCTCTGGGCTGTGTATCCAATAAGCTGTCTATCTGGATTAATGAAATCTTGATAGTTAGTCTTGGCACTTAAAAATTCAGGATTGAACAAAATGTCAATCCATGGATAATCTTTTTGAAGTTTGGCTGTTGTTCCTGGGACGATTGTTGACTTGATAATTACTATTTTCTTACCTTGTAGTTTCTCTAGAACCTCTTTAATCGGTTCTATGCTAGGCTCATTTTTCTTCCAATCAAACGGAGTTGGGACTGCAATAAATATATACTTAGCTTTGTCGTTTATGTCTTGCCATTTATGTGTTTTGTTATCTAAAGCCATTCCCATCACGGAATATCCTTGTTCTTCGAAGTATCTATAAATTGGACCTCCGACCATTCCTGTGTAACCTATGACTGCAATTGTTGGCTTATTTTTATCTGTTTTTATTTCTTTAACTATCGAGGGCATCTTTACCTCCATTCTTTCTAACGAAGTCCATGAGCTTCGCTAACAACTTAATGTCAATTACTGCTAAAGCAGTTTTTTTGAAATGCTGCCTTATTATAAGGATTGGTTCATCACCACTTTCATGACAGTATTTATCCTTAACTTCATTATACAATGTCAACGCATTAGATTTCTTGCGTCTCTTTGTATCAATTTTGAAATGGGGAAAGTCCTCTATGTACACATCTGGGGCGGAGTCGGAGAAGTTTGCTCCTCGGCTTATACGTTTGCCTCCGAGTGTTTCGGCGGCGTTATATTCTAAGTCTTTCCATGATTTACTCATAATTTTCCTTTTCTTAATAATCTTTGGTGCACCCATTGGGATTCGAACCCAAGTTTCCTGATGTATTCTATCATGGGACCCATTCGAAACGGGGCACATGTTTGTTATCAATGCTCTTAAATGCTCTAGGGAGCTTGTCCTAGCGCTCGAGCTACGGTGTCCTAAACCACTAGACGACAGGCGCATATTTGGCTGGCACGCTCAGAATCGAACTGAGATTTGAGGCTTAACAAGCCACCGTCTTACCATTAGACCACACGCCAATGTGGTTGCGGTGATAGGGTTCGAACCTATATCTCAGAGTCCAAAACTCTGCGTGCTACCAATTACACCACTCCGCAATGTTGCGAAAGATGCAATTAGTTCTGTTGATTATTTAATGTACTTGGGGTGTCGGAGGGGATTCGAACCCCTGTCCCTCGGCTCACAACCGAGTGCTTTGCCACTAAACTACCAACACCAAGAAAGGTGTCGCAGTAGCTATGATGGTATTTAGCTTCGGTTTTCATATTAATAAATTAACTACATTATATTCCGTATTTCTTTTTGACTTTTTGCTCAATCGAATCCATCATTTTTTTACACTCACCTCTTTTCAGTACGAGATAAGGATAGATTCTTTTGCATAAAGAATATAAATCTTTGTGCCTACCTAATGTCCAACACCATTGGTTACTCCAATTTGGATTTCTTTCATTAAGTCTTGAATTATAGTTAAGTCGTCCTCCTGCAATTTTTTGTACTTTTTCTAAGACAAACTTGTCTCTTTCTACAAGATTTATACGTAACATTACTTGTCTCTTATAAATGCCAAAGGAACCTTCGCCATCTATAAGTCCTGCTAACCAAGCAAGCTCAAGCTTCTCATTCATAAATGAATGTTAGCATAATCTTGTTAGCAATGTCAACAGAATGTTGTTAACTAACTATAATGTTGGTGGCTGGAGGGCGACAGTCCTCATCGTACTCTCGTCAGAGCCCGCAGTAGAGCCTTTCTGCATTTCAGCCGTGGTTCAGTAACCATGCCTTTCGGTTTAGGTTACCTCACTATTTCCCATCTTACAGGCAATTAGCCTACTGGACGCTCTTTCGAGGTAGGGACCAGTTAGAGCGGGATGTGGGAATCGAACCCACTTTTACAACTTGGAAGGATGTCGTTGTGCCAATCAACTAATCCCGCACGTTGGGAAGGAGCGACCTTCCCTCAAAGACCCTGCAATATTTCAGCAGGTGAAGTAATTGGCAGGTCGTCTAGGTATCGAACCCAGCTAACTGGCTTTGGAAGCAAGTGTGGTCCCAGACCACGACCTTCATTGTTTTGATTCTATCACACAAGGTGGGTTTTCAGCAAGATAGCGTTTGTAATATTGTTGCACTCTATAATCACAATACCAGCACATATTTTTCCTGCCCTCTATACTCATAGTGCAGGAAGACTCTAAGAGTCTATCCAAGCTTGCCATTTTGTTTAGAAAGCTCTCGAGACTAAGGCTCTTTTTTTGTGGTCGATTTAAGTTCTCCATCATCTAAAAAGATTGGCTGTATGTGGCGGCCAGTGCCGTGCTTATCCACATAATCATCAGCGACAGTTGAGAATTTAGTTTTTGAACCACAACGAGAGCAAAAGGCCATGTTTCGGTCTGAGAACTCGTCGACCAAGTAACCGTCCGCTTTTAGCGAATCGGCTTTTTCCTTATTAACGATGTAGTGTATGGTGCCACATTCAAGACACTCTACAAATTTTTTAGCCATAATACTTAACTAAGTTAGCTTACTTTTTCTTTTCTTCTTTCTTTTTCTTAGTCTTGTCTTTTTTTTCAGGCTTTTTCTCTTTTTCTTTTTTTTCTTCGGCTTTTTTCTCTACCTTTTTCTCTTCGGCTTTGGGTTCCTTGTCAGCCTTTTTCTTTGGTTTGTCCTCACCCTCTGGCCTTGGAGTATAAGGTGGGTCAGCAACAATGAAGAACTGAACCTTACCTTCGACTACAACAAGCTTAACCTCCTCGACTGGAACCTCATTCCTTTTAAAGCTTCCGAGAGCTTGGTTAGTTTTTTTCAAGTCATCGTATTGATAAAGTTTCATAATGTACACACCCCCTCTCCTGCATTACAGGGACTCTTAATAAAGAGCCATTTATATAATAATACCAATAATAGAATATTTATAGTAGTGAAAGCAATAGCTGTGAAAACGATAGCCACGTCGAAGAGTCTCTTGTCCTTGAACTTTTTCGCTAAAAACTTATTCCTGTCCATCAACCACATGACAAACTGTTTATGTACTAAGTCATCAAACGCATCTGTACAGTGCTGTCGAGTTATTTTCTTCCAGAAACATTTGATGGCCTTCTTAATTAGATGCCGTTTGGACGGGAAGAATATTCCTATCACTGCAAAATAAATTATTAATGACAAACAGGGTAGACAGAATATCATTGTTTCTTTTCCTCAAACTTAGATATTATTTTAACACATCACTGGAGACCACTGGAGATTTGTCCACTTTTGGTATCCTTGCACCCTCTGGGACTTCATCGAACTCTTTACTGTGGACTATAACATCGAAGTTGTTGGTGAGTGGGTTGTAAGAGGTTCTAATCACTGAAGCATCTTTAGGCAATTCATTCTCTACCGCTCTTTTGCAGATTTCGGCTATGATTTGTGCTGAGACTTCTAAGATTTTTACTTTATTTGTTTTCATCTAGTTTTCCTAGATAACCTGTTTTGTAGGGATTTTCTGAGCTCTTGCGTCCGCCTGCATGGGCTGCTCTACCCTGTCTGTCGGCTTTGGCTTTAGCTCTATCCCTCGCCTTTTTATCCCCGCACTTATAATAATACTTTTTACCGCTGCTTCCCCATCTGGCGAAGCAACCCTTTGAATCTCTACTTGTTCTTGTTGGCATAGTATTTATCCAATTCTGTCTTAATAATTTGGCTATGACCTTTGTGGGTCTCCATGAATGCTACAGCTCTCTTTACCCAGAGTTTATCACTGGCAAAGTTTGCGTCTGTAGTATCAATACCTTCACTACATTTCGGACAAAAATATTTTGCTTGAATCATAATTTTTTTCCTTTCTGCCACTCTTCCAGAATGGTAATAAAATCATTCTTATCTAATATTACCACTTCTATGTCATCTTTTTCCAACCGAACAGATAACAACGGTAGCCTTTGAGACTTTAATGCTTGAGTATAAAGTTTTCTCCATATATTAGCAGTGATGCTAAAACTTTTCTTCTCGGTTGTTTTTGAATCAATCAAGAAGTCATCAGTTTTAACATCACCTGGAAAAGACCACATGCCTCCACTACGTGGTGTTACTCTTCCGCCAAACTGCTCGGCGTCTTTATTTTCTTTTATTTGCCACCTTTTTTTTGCCATCTTTTCTACCTTTAAGTACTTGGTAAACACCAACGCCTGCCAATGCTAACACTACTAAAAGTAAAATAACCCAGCTTGGGTTGGATACGTCTGCGGGTGTAGCTTCTGACAGAGGTGTTGGCTGTTCTACAGCGCTTGTGGTTGTCTCCATTTCCTCATTAACGAGGATTTCCTCCACTGCCTCAGGTGTGAGGGTAGAAGTTTCAGTTGGCTCCATATAGGTGGGTCCATTTGCGTCTGCTATTGGCATAATTACCTCCTTCTAATTTATTTAACTGGCGGTTCTGGTGGATGTTCGTCTTCACTGATGACTTCTTCCGCTGCTTGCACAGTGGCGCCATCTCCACGTTTTCCGTCTAACATAATCATATCATCAACGACCACCTCGGTCATATAGTGTTTGACTCCTTGTTTGTCTTCCCAGTTACGATTTTGTAATCGTCCACATACATAAACCTTCTTACCTTTAGATAAATATTGACCAATAATTTCAGCTAACTTACTCCATGCTACGCAGCGAGTAAATGTAGCCTCGTCATTTTCTTTGCCGCTAGAATCTTTCCATTTTCTGTTTGTTGCAATGGTGAAATTAACGACTGCGGTTCCTTGCGGGGTGTATTTTAGTTCTGGGTCTTTGGTTAAATTCCCAACCAACATCACCTTATTTAGACTTCTTGCCATCTTGACCTCCTTTCATTAATTTTAACATTTTTTTCTCAAACTTGTTGTTAGTCCTAATTTCTCGTTCTAGTTCTTCTCTGCCCTGGAATGTCTTACCTCCAGCATCATAGTAAGCACCACGCCTCTTAACTTCTCCTTGTATCAGGAGCATCGATACCATTTCATCAGCTCTATCAAAGAGCTCTACTTTTGGTGCATTTGAGTCTGGATAGTAAAACATAAAATATCCATCTCTGAATGGTTGACAAACTTTAGATTTAGTAACTTTGAATTTAACTTGCTGACCTACAACTCTCTTTTCATCCTTGAGTAATTCGCCTCTGCGCACCTCTACTCTTAGAGATGAGTAAAAGCCAAGTGCCCTACCCCCAGTAGTAATTTCTGGGTTGCCGTAGGCTCCAATTTTTTCCCTGATTTGATTAATGAAAATAATTAAGGTCTTATTTCTAGATGCTTTGCCAGTGATTTTTCTCATGGCTTTACTCATTAATCTGGCGTGCAAACCAATTGTTTGTTTCCCTATGGCCTCTTTTTCCTCATACTCTGGAACTAATGCGGCTACACTATCGACAACAACCACGGCTACATCACTACTGTCTAGTAGCATGTCTAAAATATCAAACACTTGTTCACCTTGGGAAATCTGAGAAATTACAATCTCATCTGGATTTACACCAATTCTTTTAGCAAACTTTGGGTCGAAAGCATTCTCAGAATCTAAGTACACACATTTAAACCCTTGTTTTTGGGCTTCTGCTACAGTTCTGAGTGCTATAAGGGATTTTCCTGAGGAGAAAGGACCATACAATTCTATTGTTCTACCCCGTGGCCAACCGCCACCAATGGTCCAGTTAAGGAATGGAGAACCTGAGGAGAGACGGTCTGTTTTCACAGTGGGCATGTCGGTAATTCTGCCGATGGTGTTTTCCCCAAACTTCTTATTTATTTCTAATATTGCTTTATTTAGTTCGGTCATATTCGATTGGTGGATTATCAGCGTACATCCTTGCCTTCGTTTCCTGAGAGGTGGAGATGTAACTCTGTATCTGTTCCTGTTTGAAAAAATCGTTTACCAATGTATCTCTGTCATCGAAATCTTCGAAGACAAACGTCGCCCTGCGTTTATTAGTCCAATCGACTTCTTTAAGAAGAATGCCATTCATCTGTAACCATACACAGATGTGAAAATTAGTGGTTTTGTATATTTTCTTTTCTTTTTTACTCATATCAATTCTCTTGAATTTTCTTAGTTATTATACCATTAAGTACGAAGTGTTCTCAACCGAGCTTTAGACTCTTCACTGCGTTTGTATTTCTGGATAGTGTTGTCTCCCTTTTTAAACTGGTACTTTCTACCCTTCTCTAAGTTGACATAAGTCTTATGCTGTTGTACAGCAGCCCTAAGCTTCTCTTTAGTTGCCTCACTAATGAGTGAAGTGTTGTAATTCAATCCAAACATCTTTTTGTACTCACGAGCAGTGATTTTGTGATGTCTGGTAATATGTCTGGCTAGGTCCTTGCACCACGTACCACAAGGCTGGTCCTTCCCATAACTATCTTTGACTGGATATTCACATCTGAATGAATCAGTCTTTTTATCGTATGGTAGTTTTCCGTATGGCATAGTTAATGGTTATACCACTCGTCGTAGTTTTCTTTGGTCATGTAATTTTCTTCGATTTCCCAATCGATGACCCCATCTTCTTGGACCCTGCTGAATGGCCTTAAATTAATATAATTGGCGTGTTTACCAAAGAAACCGTAACCGCCCCGCTCTATCCTATCCTTGAGTCTGACAGAACAACCTGAATCATGGATTTTAACTCCCAAGACTATTGGTAATCCGACATTATCAACTCTCTCGCTGTCAATATAGTAAGTGATACGTCTCAGATGGTCATAGTGGCGATTGCCAATACCAAAATAAAAGGTTTCTCTCTGGGGCCTGAAGGGAACAATAACTTGAACGTTAAAGGTCCTTTGTCTGGCTGTGCTTACACAGATGCCATCACCTTTGGGCATCATCTTTACATCGATGTAGAGTCCAGCGATTAACAAAACTAACAGTGTTCTTAAAATTTTACTTTTCATATCTTTACCTCTTCCTTACCGAGCCCTTACATTATATCACAACTCACCTTTTGATTCAAGGACTGTTTAATTGGTATATCTCAACCCCCTTACAAAACTATTTATTTACCTCCTCTACTTTCTTTCCCTTTGGAATTGGTTTTCCAATTTTTTTATAAACTTCTTTTCTCCATTTTTTAAATTTCTCTGGGTCAATTGGTTTGTATTCCTCTTCTGTTGCTTTCTCTGATAAAAGTTTAGTATTTTTGAGAAACCTTCGCTTGAGATAAAACTCAGCAATATAGGGAATTGATATTGCAAAGGTTTGAAACATTACCACGCCTCGATTCCCCGTGGCGATTGCTTGCTGTAAAATTCGTGCCTGAATTTTGCTAAGCGTGTACTGGCCCTTAGTATTCATGATTACAAGCCACTCCTCTTCGAATTTCTCGTCCTCTGGACTATACGCTTCTGGCATCAACTCCTCGCTTGCTGTCATTTTGAGCCCTCCCTTCTATTCTTTGTTCAGCTGCTTTTAGAACCCAATTCATTAAGGCGAGCCTGTAATTTTTATATTTTTTACCCTTAGCTCCAAGCCAATTCTCCATTTTTTCAAGTTGAAGCCTTACAAAGCTCAAAGGGACTTTGTACTTACTACTTATTTCAATTAAATCCTGTTCTCCGATATCTTTTAATGAAGAATACTTTTTCTTTTTTATATATTTTTTCTTTATTGAATTATCCTTTATTGATATATCCTTTATTGTATGTTTCGATTTGGAACTAGCTGGTTCAGTTTTGGAACTAGCTAGTTTCGATTTGGAACTAGCTTTAGGGGGTAGTACTGAATGTGAACTAGCTTCCGTGAAAGTCAAAGTATATCTTACCCCTTGATGTTGGAACCTTTCCCTATGGATAAATCCCTTTTTTTCTAATCCGCTAAGTGCTCTTGATAGAGTGGCCCTGCCTCTTACTCCACATCCTTTATCGCAGTTTTTTACACCGCCAATGAATTGGCTATATGAGATAAAATCAGCATTCTTTTTGAATCCCCAAGTATGACGAAGGATGTAATCTAAAACTTTTTGCTCTGAGCCCGATAAAATGTGCCACCATCCATTGAGGGCTTTTGGATAGGGCCAATAATTTGTTGCTGGGTCTTGTGGGAAACCTGGGAACTTTTTTTTCATTTTTGGTTAGCTATTTTTAATAATACATCTGCATGACAAGGTTGGTCTAGTGGACACCAACAAGCTAGGTTTTTGCCTTTAAGCTCTTTTTTCATGCTTTTCCAAAGATTGCTTTCAATCATTTCCTCATATCCAAGATATTCTTCAAACATACTCACAACAGCTTCTGCGCTTGTAAGTTGAATACGTTTTATTGGCGTATTGCTAGAAATTTCAACAATATTCCCTATTTTATAAGGATTTCCCCATTTGCTTGGCCTAGAAACTAATACGCAAAGTAGTCCATTTATCTTCCTAGACTCCTCCTGCAACTTAAAACCCTTAACTCGTTTCATCTGTATCCTAATAGGTTTAACTTTTATCATATTTCTCCAGATACTTAGCTCCAGAACGTAAGATTTCAGGATTATCTTTAGAATACCCAAGCATAGAATTACACTCATGGCATAGTAAAGCTCTAACTTTCCCATCTTCGTGGTTATGGTCTATCACAAAATCATACTTACCAAATTGATTGATTAGCTTTTTAACCTTTGCAAATCTTGTCTTACAGATAAGACACTTATAGCCCTGTTCCTTCTTCATCCTTTCAACATCTTCTATCGTTAAACCCCTACGACTTAAATTGGCTATTTTTCTATATTCTTTTTTCTGTTTGTCTGATAAGCTATTCCACCATTTTTTATAAGTGGTTTTACGATGGCATTTTTTACATATCCAGTCTTGTTTTTTAATTCTGGACAAATATATATTTTGTTCATCAAGAGTCTTGCCACAAATTCTACATTTCTTATTAGGTGGCATTTTCCAACCCTTTGTCCTTTTTCTTTGTATTCTGATTGGTTTCTTCTTATTCATTTATTATTCTTCTTTCAAGAGCTTTGGTGGACGGTGGGATATTTATTCCCTTCTCTTACGAAGGCACCCGCCCAGAGCCCACCAAAACCCTTGTTAAGTTGCTTTAACTAAAAACTTTCAGCTGTCCCGATAAAATGACTATCTAGTCCCGAAATGCTGAACAGTAAATACTCCACATTTCCCCACTCCAATGTCTTCGTATTTTGAGTTTAGCATATTCTCTCTGTGCAACTTGCTTGCCATCCACATCCTTATACAGTCAACATCATTAGAGTCTCTGCACAGGTTTTCTCCTGCGTGAATGTAAATATATCCCCACTCTTCAAAGAATTTCCAAGGTTGTGTGCCATCTGGTGCGACATGAGCCCAATAGTTGCGGTCTCTCATATCACACGCCTTAGCAGTTGCAGAATTAGTGAGGTGAAGGCTCTTTATTAGTGGTTTTAGCCCCAATTCCACTCTGTGTTGGTTAGTTAGGCCAATTATAAAGTTTGGCTGGCTCTGAATTTCAGTTGCTTGTACTAACTCAGTCCGAACAGGCTCAATATACACTCTTCCCTCATCGGGGTGGCCTATTAATAATATAAATAATATTAGTTGTATTATATCCATAAGTTCACAAATTATATTACACCTCCTCTAAGTTGCTTTATTTAATTTTTTATTTAGTTCTAGTCCAAAGTCCATATCCACACCTATAAATGCTATGCCGACTAATACTGCCACCTCAAACCCCCATAACTGTCGTAATAACAAGTAAAAGGCTGTGTTTAAAACAATGCCTAATAAATATTTTATTTTCTTCATTCTATTTCACCTCGCTTTATTTAGTCCCAACCCAATCCTTTGTTTTCTGTTTCATAGTCTCTTGTTGGAGTTAAGACCATATCTTTTCTAGAACACCTTGGACATTTGCCCATAGATACAGT